GCACCTTTTTGTTCGGCCTTGATATAGATGTCCATCCAGTCATCAAGGTAAGTATCACCTATGCCTGTACGGTTAAGCTCAACTACCGCCCTACTTCCTTCCTGCCATTCCATCTCGGTGATGTTAGCGGTATCTGTGTACCATACCATCCTGATTATCGGTTCAGGAATACGTACTATCTCACCGTTAAAATGTACCATCGCATAATTTCTATGCAACGTCTCACCAGGATTGATGGACACCGAACTTGCTGGCTCAACCGAGAAAGACGGATAAACACGTGCTACGGAACACTGCTGTCGTGCTACTTCTTTCTCACCTTCCTTTATCAATATCAAAAAATCACCCTTTTCTATTGTCCGTAAATCTAACACAATAGAAGTAAGGTTTATAGAAATAACCTCCAAATCGGCTTCGGACATAGGTGTTAATGTTAGTCCCGTAACCCTGTATAATTCGACGGTGTATCCAGATGTTACCGTTTTTCCACCTTTTGTTACTAAAAGGTTGATAGTTCGCTCATAAGCATTTTCGTCAATTGCATCCGCTCTTTCACCTGCGTCTAATCCGTGTGCTACCTTGTAATCATACATTAATAACCTGTCGTAAAACGGATTATATTTCATCACAGGGTCATCGCCGATAGATAGTTCATAAGTATCATCAACCTTATCCAATGTACTTAGAAGTATTGCCTCGGTTTTTATCGGTATATTGACGCCTGTCCGTATATCGGGTAAAATAGCCTCAAAGTGCAACTCGATTTTTTCTTCTACCGGTACATTTCTAAAAATAGTTATTGCTCCCCTAAGGTCTCCTGTGCTTTCGATACTGCATAACCCAGCCCACGAAGGTAGCGTCGCAATATCAACGTTGTTCACATACCACTTCATCGACGCCAACAATCGGTTAGCTTGATGAGCCGTCCAACTGCCGTCCGCCGCATCGGCAAACACCTGTGGAAGGATGGTAAGCGGCGTTATTTCCCTGTCGGGGATATACTCGTTATTTTCAGGGTCATATATCTGCCCAGCTGGGCTTGCAGGAGTTAAAATTTTCAGACTCACCGCCGTTGTTAGCGGTTGGTATTCCCGTCTAATTCTTTTTTTACTTTCTATAATCATATCGTCAAATTTAAAATTGCTGTTTCGCTCCCTACGGAAGCTACGAATCTAAATAGAGTACTTAGACCTTCACCCAAGTCCGAATAAGTTGGGCCGTGATGGAGTGTTATCTGTCCAGCGAAGTCCTGATGTGCTATATTCCACGCATCGTCTTCTGTCTGATTACCGCTCTCCCTTGTTACGCTCCATTCCTCTACTTCGTCGGTGACATCATTTAACCCTTTTCTCACCTTACAGGTTATATCCAGGCTCTCTCCGAATGCCAAAAAATTATCCCCATCGTGTTCGATTAAAAGCTCATACGGTGCATTTACTACGTTTTGAATATTGCCATAGAAATAACCGTTTCCTATAACCTGTCCATTACCTTGAAAGATTGTCTCTCCCAATTTGAAACCGTCAAGTTTCCCTTCTATGGCATAAATATTATCCTCTCCGTACTCCCACGTTGTCATGTTGCGAAGACGGATTGAATATTCGGTCGTAGAATAAGAACAAGCCTGGCGGTCGGGGTTGCTCGGATTAGCGTAGCAGGCAAAGTGCATGAACGGCTTAGGATGGTTTAACTGATTCCATCTTTCCGATATTCCTCTTAGTACATATCTAAATCTTCCATTTGTTTCCTCATCGAGAATTTCGGTTATCCTGAAATAGCTTGTCCTGAATCCCTGAAAGTGAAAATTGCCGTTTCGCTGGTCTTCACTTTCAGTATCATTTTGCCCGTCGAAATTGTGATAAATACCTTGACAAAAATCATCAATATCAATAGCGCCGAACTCTCCGTCTTCCAATTTCAACGTAATAATACCGCTTTGCAATTCATTACCTAATTCGTCAACGTCTATCTCAACCGATTCGATTATTCCTGCGCCAAACGTCTGCCATTGTACCCCTGTGAATACTTCGGCTCTATTATATCTTAACTCTGGTACTTCAAGCGTTTCCCATAAGCGAAGACTTCTTAGCTCTCCATTCCCGTTGCCATCAATCCTTCCGCCGCTGCCGAGAAGTCCTGGCACATAATTACCGAATTTGACGCCTTCAAGAAACGTTATTAGTTTTTGTGCTATGTCGGGCTCAACTTTTGATAGGAATTTAGAATCTAAATCCCGAACTGTATTTTTTATTTCCCCTGTGTCATCTTTAATTTCGGCTACCTCTTCTTTATCTGCTTTCTTACTTGTTTCTTTTTCAATTTGTCTGAGCCGTGAGTAACTTGAATAATTACCTACCTGATAAGTGCATTCATACTTATTAAACAACTCTTTCGTATACCCCCTTACTCTCGAAGTAATCGTGCCTATATTTTCAGAATATATTGTTACAATCTGTCCTACCTCTAAATCAATTTCGTTCTCCTCACATAAAATTGAACGTGTCACACAATCATATACAAGCTGACTACCTAAGTTATCAAGATATTCCTGTGCAGCTGTAAGAAGCTCATTTTCTGCCTGTGTAATCAACGAGGGTAATACACTTTCTGCGTTGAAGTTGAAAAAGAAAAATTCATCACCTATCTCAGGCTTTAACGTGAGATTAGGAATCACCAAATCACCTTCCTGTATATACTTTATCTCAAACTTGTTGTCACCCCTTATAATCAACTCAAACTCCTTGCCTGCTAAGTTCCCTGTATTGAAAGCTATTTTTAAAGGCTGACCAGCAATAACATCATTTTGCGTAATCTCAAAAGTGTTGTTACCTCTAATTGTGAATATAGGAGTATCTCCTGCAGATCCTTGAATAACTTCAACTATTGAAGTAGTTTGTCTCGGATAGATGTCTTCAAATATATGAACACCCTCTATAATCTTTGACTCAGGTAAATCTGGAATCAAATCAACGTATCCTGTAGCCAATTTGAGCCTGTTATCCTGACTATACCCTCTCGGAATGTTCCTTGTTGAGCCTTTTGCATACAGTCTTGTAATCATCGTCTCAGACGAAGGACTTACTGATATTTCGTCCAATTCTATATCATGGCGAAGTAAAACAGGCTCTCCAAACTCACATTTAGAAATATTTAGAATAGAACCATTCAACCACCATTCAGTATTATATGCTTCTGCTATTAGATTTAACGCATCAAATACCGATAAATTCTCAAAATGAATTTCTTTAAACCCTTCAGGGAAACTACCTTTTGTTATACCAGAGAAAGATGATACAACTACATCCAAAAACTGTCCACCAGTTACAGTTAGTTTAAAATCTGTCTCACCGTTATATTTTAGCTTAATGTCTTTCATCCGTTCCATGATGTCATAGAACCTCAGATCGTACACGAAGCCGTTTGTGGACTTGTTTATCGAAGGGATATAATCTTCTTTCAGGTAGAACTTCTTTTCATTATAAGTAATTGAGTCTCCTTTTTCAAGCTTAATATAAGTTTGCAACTCAAACCTAAATGAGATTGTATGTTCAACCATCAATTCTTTGCGCTCTGTTCCATCTGGCTCAAAGCCCAAATCTAATACTTCTGTTATTCCTCTGTATATCTTCATGTCCTATCTGCTGGATTGGGTTCTTCTAAACTTAGAATAAACTTACCAATCCTCCCATTAAATTGTTGAAACTGTCTACAATCTTTATAGATTGTTTTATACACCGTGTTGCCTGTGAATATTGTTTTTATATTCAACCGTCCTGTGGCTAATTCCTGGCAAAATGAATTATACCTGCTTAAAAAAGTCGCTCTGTCTGGTGCAGTAATGTTTATCGATAACTGTAAACTTCGTTCGTCTAGTTTTGGATTCTTTACACTTACCCTTTTACCATTTTCCGTCCTCGACTTGTTTTCGGTAAAATCCTTAATAGGTGGAGGTGTCATCAGCGATGAAAGAGATGTCTCATCCATCGTTATACCCCACGTTTGATATGCATCCTTTCCATTTATTGTCAGTTGTCCAACCATGTTGCACCCTCCCCTTCTACTGTTACGCACGCAACCCAGCTTTTACGAATATTAGCCGTAGCTCCGTGCATTAAAATTACTACATGATAACCTTCTGTAAATTCCAACTCTCCATGAGAATTTATTAGAGCTATATTTTTGTTCTTCGCTATCACGTTTTCCTTGTTTACAAATATATTATATTTCTCGAAATCTCTCTCACTAAACCACTCTAAGGATGGAAAGTTGTGCTCTATACAAAATTCCCTCCCCTGCGGACTAAAAAACAACTTAACGAGTTCCTCTTCTGACTTCACATTAACTATTTTGTTGCAAGCACCCTTCTTTATAGCATCATCAATCACTTTCATAAATTACTTGTATTTTTTACAATTTTGTCTAATCTCTCATTCGTTTCAACCAGCAAAGCGGTATTCTTCTTAATACTCTCGAGATGTGAAACCTGTAAAAATATCAATTTGTACGTTTCGTCCGCTACTGACTTAATCTCTTTATTGGTATCGGAAATGGTTATTGCACTCATCTGAATACCATTCAGCTTGCCATCTATCGAGCTTGCCTGTTCCTGTGTTATTTTTTCATATGCTCCATATGTTGCCTGTCCTTGTTCCTCTCTGTCAATCATGTACTTATCACCCCAGCCATATTTCTTATCTATTCTATTTGTTTCAGCTTCTATTAATCTGTCAAGCTGTTCCTGCTCATATGAATCAATAATACCATCAGTAAGGAAGTATCTTATTTTATCTCTAAGTGCTTCAACAGTAGGTGCAAAGTCTGCATTAATCATCTCTGTAATAACACCTCTTATCATTTTATAAACTGCATCTTTGGTAGATTTTATCTTATCCTCTCCTGCACCCCAAGCAGAAACGTAAGCATTTGTAAAATCAGATATTGCATTTTTTACATCTTGACCGAAGATAGCATCAACTGCTTTTTCCTTGTTGTCTTCAATAAGTTTGTTTATTTCTTCATATTCTCTCTCCCACTCTTTTATTCTTTTTTCATCAGACTTTTTCTTCGCCTTTTCTTCTGCAATTTGCTGTTTCAAAGCAATCTGCTGTTGCCTGAGAATAACATTAGACTGCTCTATTAGCTTAGATGCATCCTGAGAATATGCCTTAGAAATTTCTTTCGAGAGATTTTCGTATGAATCTTTAAGCCTGTCAATCCTGACTTCCAAATCCTGAATATTTCTTTCCTTTGCTTTATCATTCATACTGACTATGCCTTTCACAACATCCGCAATACCTTTTGCAAGATCTTTTGCCCCACCTATTATATCTCCTGCAAACAGTTTTGCCACACCCATACCTGCCTGACCGGCACCCGTAGCTATGTCTATAATGTCGCTCGCAATATCACCGACTTCTCCACCACCAACATTGTTGATAAGGTCTACTGCTATGTTCCCAAAATCAGAAAAGCGACCTACAACATTATCAATATATGCTGCAACAGATGCCATCGCATCCTTAAATTTTATTTCATAATTTTTGATGTTTTCATCACTAAGTCCTGCCTTTTCTGCTTCTTTAAGTTCCTTATATGCTTCCTTTGCTGATGATATTGATTTTGATAAACCTACTGCAGGATTTCTCTCCTTTAATAGGTTATCCATACTAATAAGCGCATCCGTAAGTGGTTTAAGTTGCTCGGGACTCATACTATTTGCGGCTAATTCTATGTATTTAGCCAACTTATCTCTTAAAATTTTTATAGCGCCGACACTTTTTTCATCGATATTGGAAAAAATCTCAGCAAAATCTATTTTTCCCCTAAATTCCTCAACAGCGAGCCTATCGAGGTCTTCCAAAAGTACTCTAAAAAGATTATCCTCCTCTGCTTTTGTTCTTGCTTCCTTAGCTTCTTTGTTAAATTTATCTATTAGTGCATTTTTCTTCTCTTCAAAGTTTCCCCACCTGATTAAATACTCTATCCTTGCTTCTTCTTCGGCTTTAAACTGTTCCTTAACAGCTTTTTCATTCTCTGATAACATCTTTTTGTTGAACTCTCGGACTTCTTCGATTATTCTTTCTGTGTTTTCTCTCGTTATTCTCGGGAAAATATAGTAATCAGGCGTTTCTTCTTCTTTTATAGAAACCCTATATCTATCTAGTTCCTTTTCTGCCCTAATAATCCTTTGTCTTGCTTCTTCCCATTCCTTTGCTGTATTTTTTTCTGTCAATAATCCTAATGCTTCCTCTGCATTTTTCTTTTCTTCTTCCCAATAAGCCTTGTTCTTTTCCACAGTTGTTCCTATTGTCGTACCATATTCCTCTATTTGCTTATTTAAATGTAAAATTTGTTTTTCATATAGCTCAAGTTGTGCAGTCCTTGCGAATTCATTACCAGCCCAAATCGATTGTTCTTGACTTGCCAACTCGTTATATTTCTCTTGTAACTCATTCCTTTGTTCAATAAGCCTTGCACGTTTTACTTCATTTGACACTGCATTATAAGAACTCAAAAGCATAGCATTTTCTTGGTCTTTTAATCCAGATATGTGTTTCTCAAGCGCACCTATCATCTCATTTGCACTAATAAATATGCTTTCACTCCATTTTAACCCAAGTATTCTATTCAATTCTCCTCTTTCCGAGAAACTCATTATTTTCCCAGATTGCAAAC